GAAGCTTAAGCTACGAAAGTAGCGAAGATAAGTGGGAGGTTACGGGGAGTGGTGGTGACTGGGATGACCTCATAGCTAACGCAAACGGTACGGCGGTAATTTGCCACGATGATGTCATTGGTGAGATAGGGCCAGTAGGACCAACAGGTCCAATAGGTCCAATAGGTCCAATAGGTCCAATAGGTCCAATAGGTCCAATAGGTCCAACGGGATGCCCTACATGCGAAACGGTGTCGATTACCGTTAACGGGAGTACTATAGAGATAGCTACCCTTGACTTAAGTACCGCTTGCTGGGGGTCCGCGACAGTTTACTTACGTTCTAACGGATATAAAGCTAGCGGAAGCTTAAGCTACGAAAGTAGCGAAGATAAGTGGGAGGTTACGGGGAGTGGTGGTGACTGGGATGACCTCATAGCTAACGCAAACGGTACGGCGGTAATTTGCCACGATGATGTCATTGGTGAGATGGGTCCAATAGGCCCAACAGGTCCAATAGGCCCAACAGGTCCAATAGGTCCAACAGGCCCAATAGGCCCAACAGGCCCGACGGGATGCCCTACGTGCGAAACGGTGTCGATTACCGTTAACGGGAGTACTATAGAAATACCGGGAATTGACTTAAGTACCGCTTGCTGGGGGTCCGAGACAGTTTACTTACGTTCTTCTAACGGGTACAAAACTAGCGGAAGCTTAAGCTACGAAAGTAGCGAAGATAAGTGGGAGGTGGCAGGGGCTAGTTCTGATTTCTTAGATAACGCGAGCGGTTCGGCAGTAATTTGCCACGATGATATCTTTGGTCTCCTAGGCCCGAAAGGAGCGAAGGGGGACATTGGCCCCACTGGCCCCGTTGGACCAATTGGCCCGCGAGGCGTACTTGGCCCAATGGGACCGCGAGGCGTACTTGGCCCAATGGGACCGCGAGGTATACTTGGTCCACAAGGTAATAGTATACTTGGCCCACGAGGCCCGCAAGGCTCCCCCGGAGCGAAATACGCTATGGTCAAGTCTTCTCTAACGAGAGATCACCTAGGCCTTTATTGTACTGAAATGCCAGAGGCGATATTTGAAGATATAATTTCCTTAGAAATAAGAGGGGAAGAAACTAAGGTGAAGATTGACCCGTTTTACTTAGATGTGTGCGAGCCAGCCTCATTGAGGGTGGTAAGTATGGTATGCGATACTCCGTGTGCGTTCGGTGCAGAAATAAAGAATAACGTACTAATAGTTAAAGTAGCTGCTTGGGCAGGTAAAATCCCAACGAATGCAAATATTAAGTTGGCTGGAACAAGAAAAGGGGTTGTCGAAAGATTCCCGAGGTATTCGCAAAAAGAAGCTTCGCAAAATACTAAATTTTGGGATTCTTGGAAAGAATAGATGAAGTTCGACTTTCTTTTAAGGCTGAAAGGAGGTGGTTTTCTAGGACTGGTCGCTTCAGGGCGTAAGCGTAATTCGTCACAAATCTTAGAAATTCCTAACTTGGATATGGTAGAGGGACTGCCTTCTCTCTTGAATGAATTCCAATCACAAGACCTCACAAAGCTCCAAAATATTTTAGCGGGAAAAAATAAAGAAAAGATTGATAAGTTGGGAAAGGAACGTGAGAGGTTATACCATTTGACTCAATCCTTAATAAACTCATCTGGAGACTGCTCTCCTAAGGAGGAAAAAAATATTGAGTCTTTTTGTTTAGTGGTTAGTGGGGAGGTTAAGAGGGAGGGGCTTGTTACTTTAAGGACTATTAGGTTACTTCACGAACAGCCTATTTATGTTATAGCCGACCAAGAGACTAAGGACTTCCTCCTGCCTTCGGGCATACCAGACTTACATATAAAGGTGGATATAAATGAAAAATCTAAAAAAAGGATAATGAAAAGATTTTTCAAGGAAAGGTTTAAGAATTTAAATACTTTTCATAGGCAGGAATATATCTTCAAGAAGATGGACGCTATGTCCTTAGCTTTAAAAAAGCATGATAATACTTTCTTCTTAGACGCGGATATCGTGCTGTGTGAAAAATTAAGAGTTAATTCCAATGCGGATATCGTCCTTTCCCCTCATTACTCTCCTCCGTCTAGGTTTTTCCAGAGTTTTGGAAATGGATTTTTTAATGCTGGTTATGTTTTTTGTTCCGATAAAACATTTCCTAGACATTGGCGTAGAATATACCTTACAGACTCAAGGTTTTACGAACAGCAGGGAATGGACTACATAGCGGAGAAGTATAGTGTCGATATATTTAACCAAACTCATAACGTGGGCTGGTGGAGACACGAAAGTGACGACTTCAATCTTCCCCTAAAAATAAGCTTGCCGAAAAATGTCGTGTCTTTCCACTTGCATCTTGAGGACAAATACAACTTTGGGGGTAACTCAATTGTCAAGGGTAAGAATCAGGAAATTTTTAGAATTATGGAAGACTACTTAAAATGTAACGAAAAAAGGGAGGTCATCGACGCGATAACCTCCGTGTTTCCCAGTAAGATGGCTTAGTTGATAGCTTGAATTCGGCTGATTAAATTAAATACTTTTGGCTTGGGAATGTCTTTTAGTTCCCCAATGTCTTCAGCCCCTTCGTACCCATCTTTGAGCAAGGCCTTCTTAATCTTGTCTAAGTCAACCCCCTTTTCGGACATTACTTTCTCGAGAAGAAAGTGGGGGTCGCTTTCGCTTAGGTTGCTTGAGAAAGCTTTCGAAGAAGATTGGTGAGTCGCGACCTCTTGAGCCTTAGCAGCTAGTTCGTCTTGCGCTACGATGTTAATTCTCAAAAAGTTCCTTACGCACCTCACGAATGCACGGTTTTCTGCTATGGCTCCTAGGAAGTTTCTGGCGAAATCTGAAGTGTTAGAAATGGAAGCGTCTCCGATGGCGGAGAAGGTGACGGGCGTACCTTCTGTTTCATAATTTGGAAGCCAAGTTATTTTACAAGTAGCTATAACGTAATCTATACTGGGGGACGTTACCTCGTAAGTTAGGTCAGTGTATCCCCTTATTTGAGCTAGCTCCTTTATCCCCCCAAGGAGGATTATTAACTGGCTATCACTCAGCTTTGATACATTCGTCTCCGAGGTTCTGTCTCTGTTTGGAACGAGCCACTTCTTGTCAATCATTCCTCGCCAATCCACTAATCCGTTATCGTCAAATTTGTAGCTTATATCACTTGACACAAGTAACCCAGAGGCATTTCGTGAGAAAGACGGAGGCTTGGTCCCTTCAGTTTGTTTAGGCATAAGTCGACATTAAGGCTTTTCTGGCTTTTGGTCAAGCATCTTAAGTATGTATAGATTATCCAAGCTTCTCCATATGAGGGGATCGTCTTTGAATTTTACGACCTCTCCTTTGCCTCCTATCTCCTGATTATTTTTCCATGCTGATTCGCTTGGGAATGTTTTTCCGTTAGAAAGCGTAAATTTATTTGACTTATAATAAAGGTTTTCAATTCCGTGGGAAAGGATTTTTTCTTTATCTTTATCTTTGATTGATTCGGAGAATATAAGGTCGATGTCCAAGTAATTTATTTTCTTTTTATTTAATTGCTTAGGCGAGAGTCTAGAGAATAAGAACAGGTTTAATCCTAAATTTTTTACGTTTTCAGCGAACTTAAAGTCGTCCTTTTCCTCTACGACGTAAACCAATTGGGGAATATTTTTTTTGTATTGTTTTAAGATTTTCAAGTCAATTGGCTTGTTCGTGACTATATTAACTGGTCCTATCTCAAGTTGCTCGCGGAGTAGTTTTTCGTTGAAGATTAAATCCATCCTAAACATTATGGACTTTATATTCATGGATTCTATGCTGACTGCTTGGTCAGGAAGGGTTTCTACAAATTCTTGGCCATCGGTAAACTTTTTCCCTATATGAATTGTCTCGACGCTAGGGTCAAATTTTATATCTAATTTACTTAAAACTTTTCTAGCTATTTGTTCAGGCTTAAGAAGTTCGTCTGGTTGTTCGGACTCAAATATAGTTTCGACCTCAGCGTTTCCTTGCCAGTACGGGGAATGGCTCGCGTTTTTAGGGGAGTCTACCATGCATATTATCTGAGCGTTGTAAGCGTTAGCTATGTGAGCGGAAACCGCGTCTGTCGATAAGTGGAGAAGGCTATTCTTAAGTACGTAGGCTGCTTGGCCTAGGTTAATCCTCCCGTTCAGCCTGAGAGCCCCGTTGAGGTTGGGGGCAGCCTCATCTCCGAGCTGGATGATTGAGATTCCTTTCTTCGCTAAGGGAGCGTCGAGAAAGTTTACTGTTTCTTGCCAGTTCTGGAACTTAGGAGGGCTATTCTCTCGAGTATTGTCTACGGTAATGTATTGATCGCAATCTAGTGGGAAATACTTTTCGTAGAAAAAGGGCTTAGACAACCTTAGTCCGGTCACGGCAGAAAATGATTCTAATACATGCATGTTAAAGGCTTACCTCGAGGGAAAGGCGGTCTTTTTGATTGTGTTCGTAATTTGCGGTATTTAAGTCGAAGACCACCTCGAAATCTTCTTCTTCGAGCCTCTCGATATACCCTTCTGTCCTTTCGTAGGGAGGGAGAATTTTGTGAATGAGTTCGTTAGGAGCAAAGAAATCGGCGAATGGCTTTTCGGTAGATATGTATATATTGTGATCTGGGTAAGTATTCTTGGCGCTCTCGAGTAGGCTAGTAGCTAGGACGGCTTCTGATAGATTTATTGGAAATACGAAAAGTATTCTTTTGCCTTTATCGTCTTCGGATAAAAATTGGCTAAGACCCTGCTCTTTTATGTTTTCCTTCGCTGCAACTTGCCTAAAGTATTGCTCCACCGCTGGAGGAGTCATTCCTTCTTTGAGTTTCTTGAGCCAATGAATTAAGCCTTGGTCATCATCATCCACTTTAACCTTGAGGATATCACGGTATAAATTCTTAACCCATGTTGCTCCGTCTTGGTTAAACTCGACTTGAGCATTCGGGTCTTTCTTTTCTGGTGTTGGATATTTTTCTTCGTCTATGAGGGGGGAGTTATCTATGAAGGACTCTAGAGTTAGGCCTATGCGAGATATCGAAAAGTTCTCAATAGTCCACTCGCGGGCTTTTGCTCCAATTTCGGAGCGGGCCTCAGGAGACATTTTGTAAACTTTCTCTAGCTGCGTAGCTATGGACTCAGGTTTAGTGTTAGCTTTTCTGAAGTTCGTTCCAATTTCTCTGAACTCGTCCCATTCGAGAGCTAAGGAATGAGCTTCGGGCTCACACATTTCTTCTCCGCAGCTATAGTTGGTGACTAAGGTGATTAGCTCAGTGAGTTTAGCTTCTTGGATTGGAATTTCTTGCCCTCCCGAGGTGAAAGGATGGCAGTATGTGTCCATTAAGTTATATATTTCATTTAATTGACATTCAGTCACTCCCTTCCCTACGCTTACCGTATCTAGTGAGTTTTTCGCTCCGCAAGATTTGCACTCACAGTCTGCATTAATAAAGGACCTGACTTCGTAGCTTAGGCAATCCTCGCAAATGTAAGTAAATAATACATCTTTGGGGTTGATGTTATTTTCTTCAATCAAATTCCTAATGTCCCACCCTTCTTTTAGGTGAGTGTGAAGTAAAAGTTTTGCTCTAGATGATGAGTTTTCGGATTTGAACTGCTTGAATCCTTTTATGAGATTAGGCACTGATTTACGTAATTGGTTCCTAAACACGAACCCAATAACGAAATCATCCTTGTCTATATTATTGTATAACCTTAGGGAATTCTTTTTGTCTTTTTCTAGTTTAAAAAAATCATCCTCCTCAAGAGCTCCGTGGAGAGTCTTGACGTTCTTGATTCCCATCTTGTGCATTTCTTTTTGCGCGAAATTGCTCCATACCCAAAAATTATCGCATTTTTTAGCTGTTTTAATTGCTGCTGGGAGGATTGGAAGCGAATCTAAGGTCGTCCATATTACAGAAGTTATTTTATCAAACCAGCTACGCTGAGCAGCGAAATCTACTCCCCAGATATCTTGTGCAGCGATGTACACGTCGGGCTTTTCTTTCTCGATAACTTCGTCTAGCTTAAATGCGCCATAAGGAGTTATGTGTTTTAGTTTAGGGTCCCTTTCTATTAGTTGGGTTTTTTCTTTATCAGTAGGTATGCAGCCTATGGATTTCCAAGGGGTTTTTTGGAGCTCATAGTAGTTTTCAACTATACCAGCGCAGTAGTTCACCAAATCATATTTACCAGTTTTGTACAGGTAAGTTAAAATGGATTTAGCGTTGCGACCAAACCCAGATTTAACTAAAGAAAAATCAGTTTGGATTAAGACTTTCTTTTTCCTCAAGATTTTTCCTTACGTTCTGCGGAGAAAGAATGTTTAAGTGCTGCCTCTAAGTATAGAGAAAGCAGTTTAGCTTCGTTGAAGTAAAACCCAATTATGTAGCTCTGCTTGTTGGTCGAGTCCTCTTTATCTTCTTTCGCTACGGAAAGAGAAAAGCCGACTTGCTCGCCTCCCTTCATGTAGGGGCAAAACTTGAACTTCACTACTTGATTCTGGCTCCCGTGATAACCTGAGAATTCGCTATTCCTTTCTATGGCGTCTATTATTCCAGCGTATTCACCGTCGCTAAATTTGATGATAACCCTTTTCTCAGGGTTTTTTTTATTCTCGACGAAGGAGCCTTGTCTTCGTTTCGCGTCGTAAGAATACTGTTTAATTAAGCTACACCAAAAACTAACTCCATCTTTTTCGTCGGACTTTATCCAAAAAGAACAGGCAGTTCCGGTTGACTTAGGGTTGGGCTTGTAGAATTGTAGCTGGTTCATTGTTATATCGTACTATTTTTTAGCTTAAAGTCAACCAAGTACTGCTCTAGTTTGTGCTGGGGAGACCACTTAAGGATGGCTTTGGCTTTAGAGTTGTCGCAAAGCGTATCTTGAGCTTCCCCTTGCCTTGTGGGTATGTGAGTTATGTTGGTGCTGATTTTTTTAGCTATGTCTAGTATGGAAAAAGATGTGCCTGAACCTATATTAAAAACTTCTCCAAACGCATCACTATTTTCGCATGATGCGCTGAGTAGGTTTGCTTCAACCACATCTTTTACGTGAGTAAAGTCGCGTGTCTGGAGACCACGCCCGACGACGGTGAGTGGCTCACCTTGTGAATGTTGGCGTTGGAATAAGCCTATCACCGGCGAATAGAGGCCCTTCGTTGGTTCCCTCTCGCCGTAAACATTAAAATACCTAAGAGTTATTGTCTTAAGGCCATATATATCGTTGTACACCCTGCAAATCTCTTCCCCCGCTGTTTTAGAGACCGAGTATGGGTTTAGGCAGTCTTTTGGCATGTCTTCCGTTAACGGGGGTGTATTTTTTCTTCCGTAAGCTGATGAGGTGGATGAGTAGATGACTTTTTCAACTTCGTTTTCTCTGCTTGCTTGAAGCACGTTGCATGTACCTACGAAATTCGTGGAGCAAGCTAGTTGGGGGGAATTTACCGTAGGTTGGATTCTGGCTTCAGCAGCTAGGTGGAATACAGTCTTTGGTTTTTCGTGAGAAAAAATCCAACTTAGAGACTGGGGGTCATTGATGTCTACTGGGTAATTTCTGGCATTGTTATTCCAGTAGAACTTTTCATTATGCTCCGCTGATTCATTGTCTACGCAAATTACATTAACGCCGATTCTAACTAATTGGTCTACGAGGTTGCTGCCTATGAAGCCAGCTCCCCCTGTGACTAGGGCTGTTTTAGATTGTAATAGCTTTAGATTCATTTTTTTAATTCAGATAGCTTGGAATATATTTTAGTGTTCTGGACGGCTATAGAGTCGGCGAAGACCACTTCGTCTTGCCTCGTGCCTGAGACTATTACGATGTCGCCCTCTTTTGGCAGGGCTCCGTTTGACTCCCTGCAAGTCTCTAGCTTTTTTGAAAAAATCATAGTCTTAGTCGTCCCTGTTTCGTCGGAACAAAATGCCATGAGGTATTTATTCCCGTTTCTGCTGCGACTCTGGACGACCTTATCCCCTATGTAAGATATAAATTTCACCCTTGTCCCCGCAGTCATTTCGTTTATCTGGCGAACGGTATCAAGATTTCGTGTCGTGTTGGAGAAGCAGTCCCTAAGTGTTCTGTTATACGTGTAGCCAAGTAAGTTCTTTTCGTAATACCAATTAGCGAAGCTTTCAGATTTTCTGTTCTGAGAATAGATTTCCTTATACCCTTGAGCTTTCTTTTTTATGGTTCCCATTCTGCTTTCTTTTATAATGGGCTTGGGCTCTTTCCCCGTTTTGGAGGTTGTCATGGTTTCGGATAATCGGGTAATTATTTTCACTAGGTCAAAGTCGAGCTTTTCCCCCAGCCCAAGGACTAAGGTCTTCTCTCTCTGAGTTAAGATGTTCCATACTTGAGCTTCGTAAGCGACCTTTGTCCTGCTTTGCTTGAATCCCTCTAGGGCTCCAGCTTGGATAAGTGCGCTTAATATCCCTATGGGTATTTCGCAATGATTAGCTGCTTCGAATATTTGAAATTTATTTGTATATTCCCCCTTGAAGTTCATAAGTTTTTCTAGAGATTTATCGGAAATGCCCTTGATGGATAGCAGTCCAAATCTGATATCATCGCCTTCGACACTGAAGTCTATTTTGGATTTAATTAAATGAGGGGGTAGCATTTTTATGCCGAAAAAGTCCATCTCTTTATGTATCTTTGAGATTTCAGAAATTGGGTCAGGTTCATGCCTCGACATTTTAAGTAAACCCAAAAAGAACTCCTTTGGGTGCTTGAATTTTAAATATACCGTGGCAGCAGCCAGTGCTGCGTAAGAAATTGAGTGAGACTTATTGAATGAGTAGTTTGCGGAGTCTTCGAGGACTCTCCACAGCACTTCTCCGACCTCTTTATTGAGCTTGTTTTCAGAGACTTTATCTTTGATTTTCTTTTTCCACTTCCTGACCTCTGAAACTTTTTTCTTACCGACTATTCGTCTTAAAATTTCAGCTTCGTCGAGGGTGAATCCAACCTTATGAGCCATCTGCATCATTTGTTCTTGGTAGAGGCAAACTCCGCCCGTTGAGGACAAAATGTCATCGAAGAAGGGTTCTATGGATTCTTTTTCTCCGTTATTCGTATAGTTTGCGTATTGGTCTACAAAGGCTAGTGCTCCGGGTCGAGCCAGAGCTAGAACCGCGCTTAATTCGTCCAAGTTTTTGGGTCTGACTTTCTGGCAAACCCTAAAGTTGGTGTCTGCTTCAATCTGAAATAGTCCGTGAGGTGTACGCAAGTATTGTAGGTTTTCGTATATGATTTCATCATTGAAGTCTATTTCGTGAGCCTTTATATTCACTTGTTTGCATACATCATCAACCACAGAGACGGCCCTTAGTCCTAGGATGTCCAGCTTAACGTTGAAGATTGAAACCCAGTTCATATCGTAAGAGGACACGAATCCGTCTTTTTTTGACGTAAGTTCTGTGGGATAAGATTCTTCGATCTCCCCATAAGAAACAGATATAGCGGAAGGGTGAACGCCTTTATTTTTTATGAGCTTACTTATTTTAAGGGCCACTTTGTAGGCGTCTTGGTTTTCGTCACACCAAGTGCGGAAGTCAGCAACTTCTTCGTAAGCTTCTTCTAGACTCTTAACTTGCCCGAACACTTTTGGTATCATTGCGGACACCATGTTCATTTCGGCTTCAGTTTTGCCCCCCACTGTCTTGCCAGCCTCCTTTATGCAGAGCTTGCCAGTGAAGGTATTTAAGGTAAGAATCTTAGAGGTGCGACCGTGATATTTTTTTTCCAAGTATTTAATCACTTTATGGCGATTGTGGAAGCAGATGTCTATGTCTACGTCGCACATTAACGCTCCGTCTAAGTAAGTAATGCCATCTACCACCTTTTTCTTGGCGCGTATTTTAGAGACGAACCTCTCAAAGAAAAGCCCATGTTTTACTGGGTCTATTTTCGTGACTCCCAGCAAGAACAGAACTATGCTTCCAGCAGCACTTCCCCTCCCTAGCCCAACGGGAATATCTTCTTTATCGCAAAACTGAATTACGTCCCATACCATTAGTATGTAATCGACAAAGCCAAGCTCTTTAAGCGTACTGAGTTCGTGCTTTACTCTGTCGCGATATTTTTCGTAAGCTGGGCTTCCTTTTTCTAGGTCTAGCGAGGTAAATTTTTCCAGACAGGCGTACCGAAGAAAGTTGTAGTTGCTGAAGTCTCCTTTCAGTCGACTCTTCTCTACGTATTCCTGCGGAACCTCAAAGCGGGGAAGTCTTACGCCGTGAATTTCGAGGTCAATTGATTCAAATTGTTCTGAAAAATTTTTCATATATCTATCTGGTATTTAATCTTATCCCATACCTTAATGTTTAATTCTAAGTCAATCAGAGCGTTGTGGAGATTTTCGTAATCATGTTCGATTCCGAACTCTTGACCGAGAGCCTTTAGGTTAGTTCTTATCCCCTTGATTCTCCGGTTGTTCATGCAGTATTGATACTCCATTAAGTCCGAGTTTCTGTCATATTTAAAATTGCTTTTCACTCCGCGAGCTAACGCGTTTGTGTCGAGGACTTTACTTACTAGGTGCTTGTAGCAAAATCCGAAACGCTTATATAGGTCCTTTATCAGGTACAAATCAAATCCTAGCACGTTGTGTCCGACTATGTAATCTGCGTCATCTAGCCATTCCTTAACGGTTGGGAAAATCTCTTCTGGAGACTTACCTTTTCTGTCTACTGTTTCTTGAGAGTATCGCGTGATGCGGGCTGCGTCGTCGCTAATTTTTAAGTTAGTGTCCCATTTTATCAAAAAATCTTTGCTATCGAGGGTTTCTGAGTCTGCTCCAGATTTTCCGCTGCGACATTTTATCATAGCTATTTGCCAAGGAAGGTTATGGCAAGAGTTTAACGCTAGGTTGAGCGTTTCACAATCCACAAAGACGTACGTGCTTTTCCTGTCGAATCTTATAAGCGGGGCTGTCATCGTTGAAGTGCCTCCATGCAAAATTCGTTGCTGCTCATATGGTCTAAGTTCGGTTTGTCTAGGCAACTTCGGGAGTTAATACATCTGAACGCTAGGTAAGACTTAAAGTCATCTTTTTTCTTATAAAATATGCTCTTAACTTTTAATATGTTGTCTTTGGACTTGTTGTATTTTTGCATAGCCCTGTCTATTAGGTAGTTGAAGGGGAGGTCGTTATCTTCCGAGAGGAAAATCGGTTCACAAAAAGAGAGGTCTGGTGTGCAGGATTTACAGTTCAGGGTATTCTGATGAATGAATGAATCATAGAATGGAATCGCCACTATTATGTCGTCAGGGGAATACTGCTCTCGAATAGACTTATAATCAGTTCTGGGGGCATAATAAAAGCCGTCGAGACTGGCTTTGGTGTAAATTTTAATTAATTTTTTGTACCCATTTTTGTTCCTCGCGAATAAAACGACTTTCGAGGTCCCCTGAAGGGATTCTTCGTCTTTCTGAAATAGGTCCGAGCATACATTCATGCGTAAACCAAAGATGAATTTTATTTTGTTTTCCAAACAGTTGTGGTAGGCCTGAAGGTAGCCACTCATATTGTCATCTACTAGATATAATTCTTTAAGACCGTTCTCTATACATATATCTATTATAGAGTCGGGCCCGTTACCTGAGCCTGTGGATGCTTCGTTTAGGGTTAATATGGACTTGCCTAGGCTGTAGTGAGATTTAAACAGAGGTATTGTGTCCATACAATAGGATTCTAATAATTTTCTGCTCTTCCTTCAAGTTAAAAATCGAAATCATCTCTAATTTTCGGGACCTTTGAGTCGGGTGGCGAGAAGTCTTGAGGGTGTGCTGGGCATCCTGAATATGATTTTTTTTCTATTTTGCCATCAAGGCGAAGTAGTTCGGATTTGTCCTGAGAACTTCCTATCTGCTTCCCTTCTTCGTCCAAGCAGACGTAGTAGTCGAATGCGAATTTATGCTCGCAATGCCACATTAAGGTTCCGTCTTTTTTAAGCTGACCCGGATGTTTGGCAAATCCACAATTGAGTGGTCCCTTAAAACCTTCGCCTTTCTTGGGGAAGGGCTGACGAGCAGCGAAGTTAGACTTTGCTTTGTGTTCGTCATAATTATTAATTAATTTAAATACATGCTCGAGGAAGTGTTCGAAGCCTTGTAGTTCTTCGTCGGGGACCTTGATTGTTATGCTAGGGTCTTCTGGGAACCTCAAGAATTGAAATTCCACACTGCATTCTTTAACGTCCGGCCACACTTCTTTGGCTGCGAGCAAATAGACTAAGGCTTGTATGTTGTAGTCTACCTCAGGTTGGACAAACTTTACTTTGCTCGTTTTATAATCAATTATAATTAATTTTTTGCCCTTTTTGTAAGCTACCGGCTTATCCATGTAGCCCAAAACTTTATATTTAGGCTCGGAGCTGTTAAGCAAAAACTTTTTCTCAGGCTCCGTTATCTTTGCTCCTCTGCCCCCTAAGAAATCACAGTTAAGCGCGACTAGAATCATTTCATCGCACATTTCCGCGTTCTCTTCTGAGTAATAGCCTTCTTTCTTAAGGTTTTTTTCTACAAGCTTAAATACTGAGGGCACGCTGCGTATGCTGGGAGATTTAAGAAGTTTCTTGATATATTTTCTGTGGCGAGGGTTGAGAAGCATCTCTAGAACGGTATGGCAAACAGTACCTCTTGAGCTTCCGGGGTTTTTAGACCTCGGTAGCCCTAGGTGATAGGTCCCCCAGTATTTCCAAGAGCAACTATCTAATGTTTTAATCCTCGACGCCGAGAGAATGCGTTCTGTTGGTTTTGGCATAATTTTTTATCTGAAAGGGTGACCGGAGACCCATAAAACTAAAGAGTTTCTTTTTCCTTTCGTGACGGGAGTAACTTTATGGAGCAAGAAGGACGGAAATAAGACGCAGGAGCCCATCGTTTTATCTCCAACAAACGGTTTATCCCATGTGTAAACCTCTAGTTCTCCGCCTTCGTAGTCTTCGGGGTCGGTTAGCTGAACTACTATGCTTATTTTCCTAGAGCAGTTCCCATCAAAATCAAGATGAGCACCGTAATGGTCGCCTTTCTCCTCCCCGTTTGCGTTATAAGTTGTATACTGTAAGTCCTCCAAGAATCCAGTTAGCTCAAAGTCCCACAATTCATCATTCGCAGCGTTAACCAAGGTTAGTATCTTGTCGTAAATCCATTTACTTTGTTCTGATTGGGGAATCCATGCGGTAGAACCCTGTCTTACGGGATTATCTCCGCCACCAAAAGTCACAGCGTTGTCTTGTGGGATGTTGTCTCCCATTTTTTTTATATCAATCACTTCCTCGGGGGTAAAGGCAATGCCTCCGTAGAAACGACAAAAGGATAATTCCCTTTTCGGCTCAAATATGTATTTCATTGTTTTTTCTCCATTCCTCTATTTCCCCTTTTTCCATTTCGCCAAAGTCATTCGACGACAAGGGGAGGGCTACTTTAATTTTGTCAGGCCTAATAACTCTTTGCAGGGCCTCTCTCGCTTTATGCGCTGCGATGTTTCCTGCGTCGTTTTTATCACTATCGTTATTGAAGGATATAAATATATCATCCATCCCTGAGTTAATCAATAAGCTTCTGATTCTAGAGGAGATACTTAAACCAAAGGTGACTATCGTATTCATAACGCCATTTTCCCATAAGGACAGCATATCGCCTATACTTTCCACTAAGATGATTTGATTTAATTTTTTAATGTGGTTTTTATTGCAAAAAAATGGGTAAAGCCAGTCGCTTTTTTTTCCAAGAATTTTCCATTTTAAGGGATGTCTGTTAGTTAAGTCTCGGCCAGTAAATCCAAGTATTCTCGAGGTGCTTGTGTCGAAAATAGGAAAAACATACCGATTGTAAAGCTTACCCCCTTCTACCCCGTCGTCAACGCCCCCCTTAAACTTGGCGAGGGTTTCCGAGCTTACTCCCCTGTCTTCCCAGTAAGAGTGGTCTTTAATTAAACCGCGAGCGTCAGACGGTCTGAACGTCTTCTTGAGCTCCAGAGTCTTTTCTATTTTATCAGGTTTCGAGTTGCTGAATTCCTTTATATCGAGCCACTCAAGAGCCTTTCGCCTACTGCAACCTAGATGCAGGGATACAAGCTTTGCTATGTCTCCTTTGTATCTTGGGTCTCCTGCTCGCGCCCAGTCATTAAAGGAGCCGTTGGCTTCATTTACGCTTAGAGCCCCTTTGGAGCTAGATTTTCTGTATTCGGGGTCCATCCTATAGTACCCACCAGAAGGAATTAGGTTTGCGTAGCCAAGTTTTACAAGGACGTCGTTAATGTCTAGGTCTTTCGTTGGACTTTTATAAGAGGTTTCCATCTTCTTGAGTGTCGTTGCGAGCGTTGTTGTTTTCGGGTCCAGCGTTAGGGCTGTTTTGGTCAGAGTTAGGATTGTTATTTCGTTGATATTCTATAACTTCCTCCAGAGTCCCTTTTTCTATTACTTTACCCCGCGCCAAGCAAATGTTTATATAGAATGGCGTCAACTCATATGTATCGTTATATTTCCTCTTGGAAGCTTGATACATTTGACTACGCCAGCGTTTTCCCGGCCATCTAACCTTATGAATAAGAAACTTGTGCGTTCCGAATTGAAACAATGAGTCGTCTCCTGTTTGGTGGAATTCAGCGATGAGTTGTTGCACGGCGTCGAGGGTTATGCATTCGTCTTCGGCAATTTCCTCTGGGCCTTTGGGCTCGAAAAACATAGAATGATTAGCGTCTTCACACGCCTTAAAAGACCCGCCAATAGAGGCTGAAGCACCGGAGTTGTTATTTCTGTTCCTGATGTCTCCAGAGCGATTCGTCTGCATCGCGGTTAGGACGATAATATTTAACTCCTTGGCAACCGTCATGATTTTGGTTATTTGGTCGGACATGTCAAGGTGGGTTCCTTCGTTCCTGTTTCTTTCCGCGCCAATGTTTAAGTAATCGTACATAACCATAGCTGGTTGAGACATGTCGGTATGCTTCATCCTCCACATCCTCATGAAGTCTACCTTTTGGTTTATAGATAAAGGCTTACAGAGTTTATGGGCTAGCTTTTTTAGCTTAACGTCTTTTTTTACAGATTCTATGTGGGCGATTATTTTTTCTTTGTCTTCGTTAGTGCAGTATTTTCCAGACTGGATGTCTTCATGGTGAATTCCCGTGGTAGCCATGGTGGTCCTAACTATTTGGTCGTGAAAGGATAATTCAGTGTCGAGATACAAGCACGAGAGTCCGGTGTTTCTCACAAACTCCATCGCTATCTGCATCATTAAGCTACTCTTACCTACTCCTTGGTTGGCATGAAAAATGTGCAAATCTTTTGGCCTGAAGCTGCCAAACATGGCGTGGTATATGGAAAGCGAGGAGCGGAAGCCTACGTCGTCAATTGGGTTATTTAGCCTGTGTTCGAGAAGGTCCGCGCTGTCTCCAAATGTGTCGAAGTCGTGTTCGTCCGAAGCGAAACTAGACGCTTTAATTAAGCTTCCGTTTAGTTTGCTTATTTGCTCGCTAAGGATTTTATGAGAAGCTCCTTTAGCTTTTCCGCTTAGCCAAGAGTACATCTTGTCTAGGATTCCTTTGGTGGAATGTACTTTATATTTCAGAAGCAAGGAAGATATCGAAGCTTGAAGTTCTGACGCTCCAATAGACCACTCAACAGCGTCGTCGATAAAGCAAGAAGCCTCCACTCCGTGAACGAATTTTATGTTGTGATTCAATACCTTATCCTTAAAGGCTTGGATCGAAAACGATGCGCCGTTTAAGTTTAAGAGTTCGTTCCTTAATATCCCAAAGACTTTGCTGTTCATCGGGTCGAAGAAGTGCCCCTCTTCTAGACTCGAGTACTTAAAGAATTCATTTGGATTCTTAATCAAGCATCCAATTATTTTATTTTCCAGTTCAAAATCGTGAGCTTCGTACTCTTCAGGAGTTCCCATATGCACATTATCTACATTTTTGGAATTAACGCAAGCCTTCGTTTTCGTCGTCGTCGTCGTCGTCATCTAGGCCAACAGGGGGCTCCATTCCAGCAAGGGTCGCTTCTATGTTGTATGCCTCTATCGCCTTATTGTAGTTCTCGATGAAAAACTGAAGCCCCAGTTCGTGAGCGTGTGAGTCGGACCCGCAGTGTATGGCCGGTTTCCCTTCACCGTCGTAGTTGAAGAGTATATATCCGCCGTTGCTGCACTCGGATATTTGATTTAAGAGCTGTTTAGGGAATTTGAAGTTCTTCTTTTTCATGCTCATATATACACTCACAGGGTAATGTCGAAGTTTTTTTCTATAAATTCTTTACTCATAAAGGGCACGTCTTCGGGGTAAATTTCTATTAAAATAAATCCATTCCTATCTAGCCATCTTTTTTTATCCACATCCCTTTTGATGGATTTGAGAAAATTTGCTCTGGATTTGCCGTGAAAAAAGGGATTATACTTTACGTGTTGCTCCCCGTTTACTTCTACGGCGATTTTTGTGGTAGCGTTAAGGATGTCCACCTTCATCCGAGTGCCGTAAACGGGAAACTCTTCATAGACCACATGATTAAGCCAGTACTTAGAGAAAAAATCTTTAATGTTTTTCTGAAATTTCGATCTGCACCCAGCTTCCCAGTTCACTAAGTATTTATTAACGTTTTTATAGATGGGAGTCTTACCGTTTAAGGTGTGCAGCCTCATTTTGAGCCCTTAAGTATGTTCTTAAACTTTTCGTATAAGTATTTGGAGACCTCTTTATTCTCTTCGAAGTACTGATAGAACCTATCCACTCCGTGGTGCTGCTTGGGCATTTCTTTCTTCGTCTCTTTCTTCACCTCGTTTATTAGGTCGTCAGACACGGTAATCCATGCTCCCTTGGCGACAGCAAGAGTCCAAGACAAAAGCATATCCACTATCTCGTACTCTACCCATATACTCTTGCCGTCTTCCCTTCCGTACCTAATTGGGTACTTAACCTCTACTCCTGTTTTTTCATTTGGACTTTTTCTGAACACAACCTTGCAGTGGTGACCTAGTTTTTCTTTCTTGTCGGTAGACATGATTGAGTCTTTCGTCCATCTGGGTTGAAATTCCAGAATCCAATCGCTGTAGTGAAGAATTGCGTTGCCTCCTGATGCGTTTGTCACCTTGGGGTCTCCCTTTTCGTACGGATTAATTCTTACCGAACTTCTAACTTGGGAGATCATATAGCAAATATGTCCTCTAGTTGCTAGCCCTAGAGCCATTTTTCTAAGGAAGTCGGAACTAAGGAGCGACCCCCCAGCCACCTTAAGCGCGTCGTCAGAACTCTTGTTTAAGTCTCCCTTCGGAACTAAGGCGTCCATTGAGTCTACAATAAACATGTATTTTTTCTCGTCTGGGTTGTTTTTTACGAGCTCTCTCATGAGGTCGATTGCGGTTTCGTACACATTACTTTTAAATATAAACCACTTGTCGTCCGTAGTCTGCACTCCTGATCTCTTGACCATGTCTTCGGAAAGCCTTCCTTCTGACTTTATGTATATCACCATAGCGTTGGGCATCTCTTGGAAGTTTCTAGCGAAAGCTAGACCGCAAGACGTCTTTCCTCCCTCAGTGACTCCAGTCGCCCTGACAACTCCCGGCTTTATGCCACCTCCCATCTCTACGTCTAGCAGAAGGCTTCCACTAGACACTGTGTAGTCGTGCTCTTGCTCGAAGTTATAATGGTAATCTTTATTCTGCTTTAAGTAGTTCTGTACTTGATTCAGGGTGGAGCTAGAGTCGTTTTTTTCGTTTTTTTTCATAGAAAGTCGAATTTATCCTTTGATTTATAGGCGTTTCCCAGTTCACTGGAAATTGATTTGGGGTAATCAAGTATATCAGTTTTGTTGGGTTTTTCAAGGGTATTAAACGATTTAAAAGAGGCGTATTTTTCTTTTAGGACTTCACTCCATTTTGATTCTTTTTTAATTATGAACTTAAGGCTCGGAAAGTAGTCTCCCATATCTACGCTGCGCCAGAAATCGAATTCTGGATACTTTTTAAGCAATTTTTTAGCTATCCCTAGCTCTATAATTATTTGGTCAGCAGGGAGCTTAAAGAGGGCGTAGGGGTCTTGTATTAGTAGCCACACCAAGAACTGAGCTTCTGTGTTTATGGCGGGTGGATTTTTGAATCTTTTAAGTATTTGTAAAGACGGCTTAATTTTTCCTTTGCATTTCCTCATTGATATCATGTTTTACCATCTTTTCTACAAGGTTGTCAAAGCTATTTTTCGGCTTCCATCCTAACTCTTTCCGTATTGGGCCGGAATCCCCCAATAATAAGTTAACTTCCGCCGGTCTATAGAATTTTTCGTTGATAGCCACGTACGCTTCCTTTGTATTCTTATCTATGTACTTAGTCTGTTGCGGTATCTTAATGTAGTGACCGTCAACTAACTCTTCAACGTGGGACCATTCGCCGTTTATGCCAGCTTTAGAAAAAGCCTTAACCACAAACTGTTCTATGGAATAAGTTTCGTTGCTAGATAGAACGTAGTCTTTAGGTGATTCTTGGTTGAGCATCATCCACACTCCCTCTACGAAGTCTTCGCTATCACTCCAATCCCTCCTAGGGGAAAGGTTACCTAGCTCAATGGGGTCAAACTTTTCCTTATTCTTTAATGCTTTATAAATTCTAGCGACGCCTTTCGTTATCTTCCTAGTGACGAACTCCTCTCCTCTTTTAGTTCCTTCGTGGTTAAAGAGTATCCCATGAACGGCGTATAGTCCGTAAGATTCCCTGTAGACCTTAACTAGGTGTCTAGCTGCTGCCTTGGCTGCTCCGTATGGGCTGCGGGGCTTTACGGGGTGTTTTATGTCTTGGGGGACATAGTCTACGTCCCCAAACTCTTCGCTGCTTCCTGCGCTGTAGAATTTACACTTTGGGGCGTGCTCTTTGATGGCCTCCAAACATCTCAGAACTCCCATCGCGTTTGTATCGAAGACTTGCTCGGGCATTTTCCAACTTACGCCTACGAAGGAATTAGCAGCGAAATTTATGAAAAAATCTGGCTCGATTTGTTTAACTAGCCCAGTAATGCTAACTGAATCAGTAAGGTCTCCTTCTACGAATTCAAAATTGGGATCGCGCTTGAAAAGCTCGCAATTCTTGAGGTTGGGATTCGCGGTCCTTCTGACCATTCCGAAGATGGAGTAGGGCTCTTTTGGGGCCTCGTCGTGATACCCTATCCCTGCGTTAAGTCGGGTTAGGAACTCGCACATATTTGCGCCGTCTTGGCCCGTAACTCCTGTAATCAACACCTTTTTTCCCATACCGCAATGGGAAATGTACTCTTATTTCTTCAGTTCGTCAATTTTTTCCTCCAGCCTATCGAACCTGTGATGCACTGTTTTCACTAGTTGGTTGAAGTCGTTTTTACTCACGTATTTTTCAGGGACGCTCAAGGCGAGGTCGGTGATTTTTTCGTTTAACTTGCGGTAATCATCAGATTGTCTACGAGAATTCATAGAGCAGTCGTCTTTAATCTTACTTAAGTAAGAGAAAAGTATCTTTAGAGCCCACCCCGCTCCGAAAGATATAATAGAAAAGGCGATATTGATTAAGCTTTGATTTTCCATGTCTGTGTAGATATATACACCTACTAAGCTTGTTCTGGGATTAAAAATACGAAAGCACTTGTAGATTAAACATATGTTAAATATAACTTTACTGGAATAAATAGTGTAGTTATATGTATGAGAAAGAACAAGAAACTAGTGGAATTTACCAGCCACTCCGAGAAGTGGTGGGGAAAGGAGGACGTTGAGTGGGCTGTAAAGGATAAGGACGGCGGTTGGTGGCTAATCGCAGGATCAGAGTTTCCTGAAAAAAAAACACCAAGCCCTTCTGGTCGCACCCCTAAGAGAGGTCGAAATAACAGTTTGGTAATGGTCCTGAGCGCTTTGCTGGGGGCTAGCATGGGGCTTAATACCGCTTTCGTTTATTTTTTATTTAAAATAATACTCTAGAGCTCCGTCGTTTTTAGGGAATTTATGCACTCTAAGATATGTCCTTATTGTTGGGAAGAAGGCTCCAGAGAGAACCCCCTGAGAAAGAAGAGGGTGGACTATCTGTCGTGTAGCGGAATCTCTTCTCTGGAGAAAATATTCAAGAGAGCAAGGTCGTGTGACTGCGGTGATAACGGGGATTGCGTTACGGTGTGGGCTTGCGACAGGTGTGGTGAACACTTTAGGGATTAGAAGTCGTCTTCTAGTACTCCAGAACTCTGGTAATCCTTGACTTGTCTTTCGAAGAAGTTAGTCATTGCGCCTGTATCGACAACCTCAGAAAGCCAAGGAAATGGGTTGTTGTCGCTATCAAAGCGAAAATCTACTCCTATCCCTTCGAGTCTTCGATTACCTATGTATTTCATGTAGTCAACGAACATGTCCGCGTTTAATCCGAGTATTCCTCTGGGTAGGACGTCGTGGGCGTAAGAGATTTCAAGTTCGACAGCCTTCTTGACGTGTTCTACGGTTTCTTCCTCGAATTTTTTCGTCCATAAGTTCGGGTACTGTTCTTTTATGGTGTTTATCAAGTATGTTCCAAACTTAATGTGTAGACTTTCGTCGCGTAGCGTATATCTAATTTGGTCAGACAGTCCCGGAAGTTTATTTTGCCTACCCAAGGCGAGTAGCATTGCAAAACCGCTAAAGAAGAATGTACCCTCGCAGATTATGTAGTAAGTTATAAGGCTTCTTAGGAATTCTTTTTTACCCTCTACGGTTTTGGTGGAGAAATCTTGTCGGTTTATGTTCGTGCTAATTTCCATCAAAAAATCATCTTTAGCTTTGATGGTGGGAATGTTCGAGTACGCTTCGTAAACCTCGGACACCTTGAGGGAGTAAGACTCACAGCACGTAACAACAGTCCAGTTATGAAGGGACTCCTCGTAAGCTTGGCGCATTATGTATTGACCGCATTCAGCGTCAGTTATCCATTTTGCCACATTAAGCAGCAAGTTGTTACCAACTAGAGACTCGCTTCCGGCAAAAAAGCCAAGACACCTTTTGACTAGCAGCTTCTCATCATCCGTTAGCGCTCCCCCTTTCCATTGGTTTATGTCGTCTCCCATGTTGATTTCGGAGGGAGACCAGTTGTTAGCTACTCCTTTTAGAAATAGGCTCCATGCGTACTCGTGCTTATGGGGTAAGATTTGGTTAACTCCCGTCGTATTTTCTTCTAATAGTAGTCCTGTTTTACTCATTTTCAATGTCTTTGCTAGTTGTTTTATTGACAGCTTTCGCATGTGGGGTCTATAACGGAACATGCCTTGGGGGTGGCTTCGGAATCATCGGGAGTTGCTGGGCTTGCGGACTTTTCTATTGTGCTGGCACTCTTGTTTCTTAGGTAGTAAGTACTTTTTAGACCTCTGTTCCTAGCGTGTATGTATAAGTCGTTCAAATATTTTAACGAAGTCTCCTTGTTGAAGAGGTTTAGGGATTGCCCCATGTCAATCCATTTTTGCCTAGCAGCAGCAGCGTCAATTAACTTAAATTGGTCTTGGTCGAAGGCCGTCTTAAACAATAACTGCATGTCGGGCGGTAGGTTCAAGGAGGAGACGTCTCCGTCCACCGCCTTTAGGGCTTCTATCAATTCAGGCTTCCACAAGCCTTTCTCTTTGCATCGCTTAACGAACCATTCGTTTACAACGCTAAGGTTTCCGCTTTTATTTTCGTAAACAAAATACATAGAGAAATCTGGTTCGATGCATGGGGAGCAGCCTTGGATATAGGAGATAGTCGCCGTGGGGGCGATAGCCATTGTATTGCTGTTCCTCATTCCGTGTTCGGATATGTGATGGCGGACTTTTTTCCAGTCTACCTCTGGGCAGAACTTTTTCCCCCTGTGAATTATTGGCTTTTGGTCTAAGTAAGCCATTAGGCTTTTGTACGTGTCTATGGGTAGGGTATCTTGCTTCCATAGGGAACCTTCGTACGTTTTGTAAGAGCCTCTTTCTTCGGCAAGTTTACTTGAGTTAAGGATGCAGTGGTAAGATATGAATTCATAAAGTTCGTCCGAAAACTTAACTGCGTCTTCGGAAGAGAAGTCGACGCCGTAACAGTAAAATACGTCAGCCCACCCCATGCTCCCAGCGCCCACTGGGCGATGTTTTAAGTTCGATTTAGACGCTTCTTTGGTCGGGTAGTAGTTGATATCGATAACGTTATCAAGCATACGCATCTGAGTCGCTATGGTTTTCTCCAGTAGGTTGAAATCGAGCTTGCCTTTCTCGTCTAGGTGCTGCTTAAGGTTCAAGGAGCTTAGGTTACAGACCGCTGTCTCTCCTACTTCTGACTTTTCCCCGTCTTCGAACAGGGACGGTTTAGTGTGGAGGAAAATTTCCGTGCAGAGATTAGAGCTGTGAACTACCCCTTCGTGAGAATTAGAATATCGCATATTCGCGTTATCTTTAAAAGTTATCCAAGGGTGACCTGTTTCAAATAAGGTGCGAAGCATTTTTTTCCATAAATCCTTAGCTCTGACAATCTTGTGGTTGGTTAATTGCCCTTCGTCCGCAAGCTTGCAGTGCTTTTCATAAGCTTCGTCGAATAGTTTGCCGTGGAGTTCGTGTAAGTCTCTAGTATCGGAAGGAGAAAACAAGTACCAGCTTCCATCTTCTTGAATCCTGCGTATGAAAAGGTCAGGTATCCAGTTGGCGGTATTCATATCATGACACCTTCTTCGTTCATCGCCAGTGTTCTTTTTGAGTTCGAGGAAGTCCTCTATATCTAAGTGCCAAGGTTCTATGTAGGCGCATCCCGCTCCCGGACGTTTCCCTCCTTGGTCTACGGCGATGAGAGTGTCGTTGTAAATTTTTAGCCAAGGAATTAG